TTTTCGCACTATAAAGGATCGACCATAAAAGCCGAGGCGATTGCTTATTCTAATATAGAGTGTCTCATCTAGTTATTTTTGCAGTGTATTTGTAATCTTTCCCGCGTTTACTATTTAGATAAATAAAAGCCCGCTCCATCTGGGTCATCCAAGCGACGTCATGCGTTGCCCGTAACCGTCAAGAGCGGACTCCTGAAGTGATTCAATATCCCCATTTAGGGGCCAGAGCTAGTTACGTTTCCGTGCCGGCGATGCTGGTGACGTCGGACACATCGCCATAGCTGTCGCCTCTCACTCTGACCTCATATTGCCAGATGGTGCCGCTGGTATTGAGCGGGAACCCGGTGCTCAGGCCTGACGCGGAGAGAAAATCAACCTCGCCATCGTATAGATCATGCCCGGCCTGCTCGTGGCCATCGACTGGGAAAGCGCTTTTGTGCATAAAGTTGCAATCCGCCCAACTCGACCAGGCGCCATAAACTGAGCCCAATGAATCATTCCTGGAGCGGCGGCGGTATTCCATATCGTCGCCATTGCCTGAGTCTACCCAGCTACCGCAAACGATCATGCCGTCGTGAGGCCCCCCCGTGTGCTGAAATAACAGCGGCGGCGCATAGTTTTTGGGCCCCTCGTTTTGAGTATTTGTGACATAGCCCGTTGCGAGGGTCCGGGCATCATAGTCTTTGTACTCTTCGAAAATCCAAATACCGCCTAACTCTCGAACTGAGATATCCCAGGTGGTGCGGCTATCCCAGTCGCGCTCGGCGGATGATCCGGTCTCATCGCGTGTCTCTAACGTGACGGGTGTGCCGTCGTCGGTGGTGGCGGGGGCGCTCCAAATTAGATTGAAATATTGGCTTGAAACTGTGCCGTCGCCATTATATGAGCCCCCCGACACATAGACGCCGCTGGCTGCGGGGGCGGTCAGGATCGCGGTGTAATTATAGGTTACCACGTCTGACTCTAAGTCGCCGGCGGTCTCAAAGTTTTTGAGTTTTAGCACGACGTCGTCATTGTTATGCACGATGGCGATGGTGCCGCCATTGGCGACACTGGGGTCTGACTCGTTAGGTTCGGAGCCGTCGAGGGTGTAGCGACAGGTGACGCCGGTCTGATTATGTGTGACGGTGACGCTAAAGTTGCTGATAAATGATTGGCTGGTGGGCGAGCCGCTGGGGGGCGAGAGTTTGGCGTTGACCCAGTTTTCGAGCACGTCGAGGGGCGCGGTAAAGGTGTCGAGCTGGATCTCTTCGGTGCTGGCATCCCAGTCGTAGTGGGTGGCGGCGATTTCACGTAGATCGAGGGCGACGCCGAGGCGCAGGCCGTCGGCCTGTAGGCGTAGGGATTCGACGCGATAGAGGGCGTCGACATAGCCGAGGCGGGGCAGGGTGAGTTTGACTACATCGCCACAGAGTAGCTCGTAGGCGTGGAGCCGACAGAGCAATGATAGGCCGCGGCTGCGGCGGGTATCATTGACGGCGACTTTAGCAATGCGCTGCGCGGCGGCGGCGCTGGTGGTGAGTGGCAAATCGTAAATGAGGTTGCGCGGTTCGCCGTCGGTTACGACGTGGGCGGCGTTGGTGTAGTTGGGGTAATTTTCCTCGCTCCAATTATTACCGGCGGATATATAGACGCCTTTGGCGCCATTGCTCCAGGTGCGTCGATTTAAGTTTGATACAACCTCTCCACCGAGCAAATCGGCTTCGGTGAGGGTGCTGGCTGGGGCGACATACTGGCCAGCGAGCAACACGAATCGGCCGCCGGCATAAGTCAGCACTCCGGCGCAGGCTTGCACTAGGGCGCGCAGATTATCGCCGATGGTGCGGCTGGTATCGATCACGCCGGAGGCACTGTAACGCGGCTCGCTAGTCGCATCGGCTTTGCTGACTGACTGATCACAGATATCGGCGGCAGTTGCGAAGGCGGCGTCGTCTAGCTCAGCGATCGAGGCGCCAAAGCCTGACTCAGCGAGTAAATAATCGCGCAGGGCGAGGGCGGCATTGGTGGAGTAGACGGTGCTGCTGGTGCGTGGATCGTAGATGAGTTTGCCTTTAACCTCGACCTCGATGGTGGGGAGGGTTGTGCCGAACACAGATTCGCTCGACAGGAGGCGCAGATATATGTAGGCCACGCCACGCAGGCGGCTGTCACTATCCCAAATCGATGTGCCAACCTCGGTTTCTAGCGCGGCGAGATACGTTTGATCAGCCGCGCCCAGTTTGGCATGGTAATCCACATAGCCGACAAACTCACCGGCGACGACGCCGCCGCTGAGCAGGGGGCGTTCGTCGATGTAGACTTGCTCGATGCTTTGGCATTGATGATCGGCGATCTCGATTACTAAATTTAGGTACTTGGAAGCGCTGCCGGAGGTGCCGGCAAATAGGATGTTGCCAGGGACGCGCCGCTGACCATAGATGATGCGGCGGCTGGCGGGGCCGGGGATGTCTTGGTCGCGAAATAGTGCGACGGCAGTGCGGGCTCGAGATTCGTGGGCGTAGCCGATATCGGCGGGGTAGCGTGAGCGTTGCTCTTCGTGGGTGGAGAGTGCGGATTTTACGCGGTTGAGATCGACGAGGCGTGATTCGGCGTTCACGGTCCATGCTTCTGAGGCGGCATCGGAGTCGAATTGTACTTGCGACATGGTGCCGGAAAAAATCTTATAGATATTAGTGGCGGGCAATGCTCCATCGGCGGCGTAAAATCCGACATAGACCTCAACGGGTCGGCCTTGATAATTTGCGGGATCCGACAGATCGACGGCCGTGGCAGGGTGGCCAGTCAAGTCAAGGCTAAGCGACTCGGCATAGAGGCTGGCGGCCTCTGAGACTGTAGGCAGGGTTTGCAGGTGGCCGTGGCCGAGCCATGTTTCGGAATCATACGACAGATCGCCTTCGCCGGTCCAGGTGCGCAGGCTGTAGCCGACAAAGTCGAAGTGCGCCAGGTAAACAGGGCGCACGGTGCCCGCCGCGATGGCGGTTTTAATTTCGGTTGAGAGTCCGCGTGGCATTTTAGACTGCCTCCTTTGCGCCGAGGGTGAAGCCGTAGGTTTTGGCGACATCCATCTCCCATTCGATCGAGTCGAACAAGCGAAAGACGCCTACGGGGGCGGTGTATTCGACGGTGCTCGAGGCGGCCACGATCTCACTGCGCGGTTTAGGCCAGACCTCGATCGTGGCAGCACCGGCGACGGCAGTGTCGCCGGTGGTGATCCGATACAGGCCTGTTTCGATCTGGATCCAATCGCCAGCGGTGAAGGTGCCGGTCATGCCAGACAGATCGAGATAATTCTCAGAGATCGCATCGACCACCACGGTGCCCGAGACATTGGCCTGCGGCGTGGCATCGGTCGGCGCGAATTTAAAGGTGCCTTCGCGGCCGTTGAGCCTGAGCAGTACGGCTGCCCACTCGGCTGCGGCGGCGCCATGCAGCGGCGGCAGCTCCGCATTGATCTCCCACCATTGGCCGGGGTGCGCGTAGACTTGGCTCTGCCCGGTGAAGGGCGAGCTTGATACGGCAACGCGGCTGGCTTGATGCCAGGTGAGGCGGCGGGGGCGCGGATCGCTGGGCAGGGTGATCGGGTAAGTGGGCATGGTTTTGAAAAAAAAAATGTTTATTTAAACGGTTCTCAGATTGTTTTCTTGCACAGCTTGCACGGCGATCTCACCGAGCGCGCTTCGATTGTTTTTGATAAAACTCTGGATCTCCATGCCAACGCCGTTGAATGTCATGTTGATCGTCTGGCCGCCGCCCTCGCCACCGAGTGCGTGATTAGGCACGATGCTGCCGCTATATTTGGGCACGAATAGCTCGGGGCCTTGCTCGCCAACGATGTAGGGCGAGCCACTCGAGACGGGGCCGCCAGCGGCGCGAAAGGCAATCGAAGATATTAGGTTGCCCAGGCCCTCGCCGGCACCGGTGGCGCCTGAGTATTTGCCAAACAGCTCCCACATACGGCCCAGCTTCCCGAGCACGGCGTCAATCGCTCTGCCGATGGCGGCAAAGACTTTGATCACATCGGCCCGCACCTTCTTGGCGGAGAATTGGATACCAGTGAAGGTTTCGATCACCTCGCCCAGCATGCCGAGGAAGCTGCCGAGCGCGGCGGTGAGGCTGCTATTAATAAAAATATCAATGAACAACTGCCCGAGCGCTTCGCCGATTTCTTTTAAAAATCCCATCTTATCGAGCAACAGGCCGAGGCCGACACCCGCGGCGATGATCCACGCCCAGACGCTTGACAGCACCACGGCTAATTTACCGAGGATTAATAACAGTGGCCCCGCCACGGCGACCACCGCAGCGATCTGCACGCCGAGCTTCATGAGCGCTGGATCGGCCTCTTGTAACTTGGTGACCAGCGCGCGCAGCTTATCAATCAGCGGCGTCAGGTATTCCGCGAGGATTTCGCCGACCTGCTCCTGCAGATCGCCAAACGCGTTTTTTAGTTGGATCAACTGCCCCCCTGTTGCATTAGCCTCGGCGGTGGCCACGGTAAAGCCCTCGCCCATTTTTAGGTGCACCAGGGCGACACGCTCGGCAGGATCTTCGATATCTTTAAGCTCGGGTATATAGCGCGTGAGCATTTCGGTCTGCCCCAGTAGCGCCGCTGAGCTGGCCCGCATCGCCATTTTTAGATCTAGATTAAACGCTTTGCTCAATCCGATCGCCCCGCGGGTCGCTTCGTCGAGTTGATCGGCTTGCACGCCCATGCTCACGGCTTGCTGCATCATCGCCAGGCTCATCTCGTCGCCGACGGTGGTGACTTTTTGAATCTCCGATGCCATGCGTTTGAGCTTTTGCATGTTGGCGTCGACTTCTTGGCCGGAGGCTTGCAACGATGCCCGCAGCGTGCTTTCGGCTTTTTCTTGCTCGGCGAATGCTTTGACACTGAGCGCACCGAATGCAGCGAGCGGCGCGGTCAGACCCATCGTCATCGATTTACCCAGCGATTGCATATTCTTACCCATCTTTTTGAGCTTTTTGCCGACTCCGGCAATGTCCTTGTCGAGTTGGGAGGTGCGCAGCGAAACGTCGCCAAAGAGTGATCCGATTTTAGTGGCCATGGTTTTTTTTTTAAGAGCTGAGATTTGAGGGCTGAGAATTAATCGGCTTTAATGAGCCACTGAAGGCGCGCAGCCTGGCGACCAACTCGTCGCGCGTCTGCGGCGCCTTGCGTGGCATGAAGTCCTCGACCGAGTACGGTTTACGCCGCCGTTTTGGGTCGCGGTGGCAATTGGCGAACACTGCACAAACCAAAGCAAAGCGCGCATCGATGCGCGATTGCTCCACCTCATAGGCAGCTTGCAAATCGCGCAGGTCTGCGGCTGTGCTTTGGTCGAATGCGTCACGATTTAATCCATAGCAGATTTGAGCGTGTGCTGCGGAGCGTCGCCAACGGGCTCCCCCGGCAAACCTTGGCCATAGATCTCAATTGCTTTTTTGATCATATCGGCAAACTGCGCCACGGGCGGGAAATCGTCGGCATGGTCGATCGGATCGCCGGGCAAATCGAGCGCCGCACACGCGAGCGTGATGGCCTGCTCGACTGGCTCGGATTCCAGCGCGGCGAGATCGCCACCCAGACGGCTAAACCGCATCATCGCGGCATTACCGATTCGCAACTTATGCAGGGTCCCTTTATATGTAATGGTCGGCTCCTGGCTCATCGCTTATGCTTGGGTTGCGCCTCCCGATGCTTTAAATGTGATGGTCGCCGATAGCTTATCGTCGATCGGTGCCGCTGGTTCGAAGCCCGTGCAGATCGCGGTGAATGTTTCTACCGTTGCACCCGTGTCGCCGTAGGTGAATTGATACT